ATTGATGAGGTGTAACCCTACGGAAGTGCACACTCTGAGCGTACAGGCTTGTAGAAACCGACCACTGCGGGTGCTAACCCTTTCTCATCATTAGCATCCAGAGTATTCTGGGACATAAGGATGTAGGCAGTGTTGGGTTCTACCTGAAGGTCTGGATAAGTGGCAACAAATCCCGAGATAATCTCGCTGGACAGTTGACTCTTCATCTCATACCCTTCAGGGCCAACGACCTTGAGGTTATTGGATTTAATCCACTTTCCTGATGTAGCATCGATATCGTGGATAAATTCGCCTCTGGCGTTGGTTGAACCTTTGAATGTATTGGACACAGTCCCTTTAGTTACATTTGAAGTGCGTGGCATAATGCCTCCTTTATTGCTTGCAATACAGAGATTGCTATTATGGAAAACGCAGAAGTGAAACATCATATCTGCATAGATAGAGCGGGCTCACGCACCAACGGCACGGAGATTAAGCGTGGTGGGGAGTTGAAGTACTAGTTGTTAGTGGCTTCTGGGAGTGGCAGGTGTGTTGTGAGGCAACCCACACATAAGCACGGGACTAACGGCTAGTACGAGCGGTTTCAACGAAGTTGGAACCCCACCCCGTGAAAATTGAACGGGACGGGTGCAGTGTATATCACGCTCTCCCAGTCTAAAATATTTTTTTGAAAAGGGTTTTCTACCTAATTTCTTGTATGGTAAAAGCAATAATAATAACACTTTTGGCTGTTTTAGCTACATCCTTTGATAAAAAAGACGAGCCTGATAATACTCTTTTCTACGAAGTCCCTGATTCTACTGGTAATATACACCTATATCGTAATCTCAACGAAGGTTCGGTATACTGTTATAAGCACCTTAAAATGGAACAATTAGCAAAAAAGTAATTTTTTTTAGAAATTTACTTGACTCGTATAGTAGAAGTGGTAGTATACTAGCAGTACGAGTGAGAGAATTAATCGTTGAATTAAAACAAGAATATGTAACTCGCAGTACTACTAGCAGTAGGGATGGATAATTTAATACACTTTATAAAACACATCACAGGGCTATGTGGAGAACCTCATCCTAGTCTTCTTTGGGGAGGTTTAATTAGCTCTTGTTCTTACTGTGTTTACTTATTAAAAGAAAAGATTAAAAATATCACTAAATGATAGTGATTATTCCTAAAGTAACCTATTACAAGCCCCATAGGTTAAAGAGATTCAGGCAAAGAGATGAGAATGGCGTATCTATGTGGCGTAAGTTCAAATGGAAAGGGAAGTCACAGAAGGCAGATATACAACAAGACGAGCTAGACCCCGATTATACTACTACAGCTGATTTTATTATATTCTACCCTTGAGTTTGTCTAAGTATAATAAGTACCTTAACGATAACTATGAGTTGGATTACCAACTATTGTATCAGGATTTGTCTGACATAGTAGGTTTCAATCATAAAGAAAGACGGGAAGACTTATACAAGGCGGTCACTGACTGGTATACAGAGGTCAAAGCGCAAACTCCAACGGGTAAAGGCATAAAAGTCACCGAGTCTGATATAGTTGAAATCATAAATAAAGAGTCTAATAGGTTTTTTGTCCTTGTTAGTGATGAATACTCCAGATATGACGCTGAAGACCCAGACTATATTATGGAGATTAAGGCTAGATATACTTGGTATAACACCTTTTTGATAGAACACGACAAGATGGAAGCTAATATTGCCCTAGCAAAAGAGAAGGGTAAGGAGTTTTTGTACGTTTCAGCCGTAGACCAAGGCTCATTCTATAGCATATATGTATTTAATTGTAGCAAATTAGTCCAAAATGACTATAAATTTAAGTGGGATTGGAAAGAATTGCCTACAACGACTGAATTTTCCAATAATGAACCTAAAGTTAAGTTTGTTGGCTATATAAATGTAGATGATGCCAGCATTTTATACACAGGAGATAAAATATGCCGAAATTCGGAAGAAGAAGCAGGGCAAGACTCAAAGGAGTTGACGCCAAACTAGTAAGTGTGTTAAATGAGGTAGTAAAATACTTCGATATCACCGTAATTGAAGGACTAAGAAGTCAGGAGAGACAAAATGAACTTGTGGCACAGGGTAAAAGCAAAACGAAATTTGGTAAACACGTTCAAGGAAAGGCTGTGGATATATCTCCTTATCCCATTGATTGGGATGCTCGTGATGATTTCCATTATTTGGGCGGCTTTGTTTTGGGAATCGCCGCAAAGTTGGGGGTTAATGTAAGATGGGGAGGAGATTGGTCGTCTCCAAGCCTAGATAAGGATGTGATGAGTGGAAAAGAACAAAGAACTACCAAGGATAACGGGTTCGACGATTTGGTACACTTTGAAATTATTGACTGAATTAACAATAATTTGGATTAGAATATACCTTAAGAGATTCTTTTTATTTTGTATCAGATACCTGTAAATCATAAAACGGGTAAGGTTTGGTATAGTATTTATACCAAGGAAGAAGCCGAAGCCTCAAATATCCCATATAAACACTGGAAAGATGTAGAAGCAGGGGAATATGCTCTTTCCGATGATGAGGTAGTTGCTTTGGTTATATCTAAGAAGACATACCCTCACAAAGCTTCTGGGAGCGATAGTGTCTACCTTAGATTTCCTTGGGGATACCATATGTTCCAACCCAAGTATAAGAACACTAAATTAAATGCTCAGGGTAGGAAAACCCCTCATACATTGAGTGGAAAGTCTCAATTAGAGGTTAGAGCAGGTCAAGATAAGATGAAAAACCTTGCAATGGCCTATGCTCAGACAATGGATTATAATTTATCAATAGATATGGCTTTGGGTTCAACAACCCCCGGAGAGCATCGAAAGTGGAAACGCCATATGAAATCGGAGGTATTTAAGTCAATGGTAAGAGAAGAATTACAGAAGTTATTACAAGGTCACGGCTTGACCCCAGATGCTACTATGGAACTGTTAAATCAGACTATAGAGATGGCTAGGGGCAAGAAAGATGTTACGAATCTTATGAGAGCGGCTGAAAAGTTAATGGACTTACACGGTATGAATGAAAAGCAGAAAACGGTTACTACTCAGTCTCTTGAGGCAGTGGAGACTAAAAGATTAATTGGCGATATTGCTGAAGAAGAACGTAAGTTGTTAGCACAACAACAGGAGGTTAAAGTTGGGCAAGACGATAAAGAAGAAACCAAACAAGAAGAAGAAGGCGGCTAAGAAGGCTTACAATAAGAAAAAGCAAAAGTATGGACTACGAGGCTAATTATGAGCTACAGCAAACGCTTAAGAAGTTTTATCGCTCTATGGGGCTCTTTGGGAAAATCTGCTTTCCCACTGCTCTTAAGGCTGAGATTCCACCTTTTCACACAGAAGTATACAAAAATCTCCAAAATCCTAGAGTACCCAGAGTTCTTATTGCCGCTCCTCGTGGTACTGCTAAGTCTACTGTTTCATCATTAATACTACCACTTTGGCGTGCCGCATTTAAACCAGACGACGAAGACCTGTTTATTGTTATCATTTCCGAAAGCCAAACGCAGTCGATTAACTTCCTCTCAAGGATTAAGTACCATCTCGAAAATTCGAGTACTTACCGAAGACTCTTCGGGGATATGGGGCCTAGCACAGCTAAAAGATGGACTGGGAATGACATCATACTCAGTAATGGAACTAGAATAATTGCGGTTGGTACAGGGCAAAGGGTTCGTGGTTTTATTGAAGGCGATACTCGTCCTAACCTTATTATTGTTGATGACTTCGAATCTGAGTTAAACGCTAATACGCCCGAAGCTAGGGCTAAGAATCGTAAGTGGATGACTGAAGCTGTTATCCCATCTCTGTCAGATGATGGTAGAATTGTAATGATTGGTACGGTAATCTCAGAAGATTGTTTCTTATATTGGGCAAAAGAGTCTCCTGCGTGGAAGGTTCTTTGGTATTCTATTATAAAAGAGGATGGTAGCTCTATATGGCCTGAACGATTCCCTATGAAGAGGATTGATTCTATTAAACAAGAGTTCGAGGGGGTTGGGAATCTTAATGGATTCTTCCAAGAATATATGAATGAGGCGCAAGCCCCTGATAATGCACCTTTTAAGCCTGAATATGTTAAATTACACCACTATAGTTTTGAACGAATTAATGGGCAACCTTGCCTAGTAAGGACAATAAATGGACAAAAAGAGATTATACCAGTCGAATTATATTCAGGAATTGACCCAGCTAGTTCACTCAATGCTCGTTCTGACTTTTTTGTTATTGCCACGATTGCTGTTGACTCTGATGGTAATAAGTATATTGTCGATTTATTTCGTGATAAGATTAACCCTGCTCTTCAGCCAGACACTATTATCGAGGTTTTTAAGAAATATCGTCCCAAGCGTATGAAAGTGGAGACCACAGGCTATCAGGAGGCTCTCCGACAGGCTGTTAGAAAGAATATGTTGGAACAAAACCTATATATACCCGGTTTAGAAAAAGGGGTAAAGCCTAGAAATAAGAAGAGTGAAAGGCTCATATCGCTCGTTCCTATGTTAGCAAAGGGCGAATTTCACTTTAGACCTAAAGATTTACCAGCACAGCAAGAGTTTCTTTCTTATCCTAAGGGTAAGCACGATGATATACTAGATGCTATATACTATGCTCTTGATGGACATAAGCCCTGTCGAGTTCCTAGAGACGAATTTGACCCTGAAAAGGTTGAAAATAAATCTAGAACAGTTCTTGACTGGTTGACAATGTAGTTAGTAATTTGAATCGGATTAATACAACTTTTTGAGGTTATGATAGAAGTATACAGAGAGCCACAGTCTGAGGCGGAATATAAAGAAATAGTTGATGAAACACAGAATATGTTTCGGATGTATTCCAATAAACGGGATGGCTGGGCTACACACGCACAGGAAGACAGAGAATTTAGACTAGGAAAACAATGGTCTGCCGCACAAAGAGAAACTTTAGAAGAGCGAGGCCAAGCACCAGTAGTAGTAAATCGAATCCATCCAGCAGTTGAGTCTGCCAAAGCACTCTTAACCTCAAAAAGACCTTCGTTCCGAGTCTCTCCTCGTGAAGATAGTGATAATAAGATAGCTCAGGTACTCAATGGTTTGTTAGAATATATCTGGCAAATTAGTGATGGAGACACTGCTTTACGCAATGTTGTAGATGATTATTATGTAACTGGACTTGGCGCTCTTCTAGTCTATCAAGACCCTACCAAAGACAACGGTAAGGGCGAAGTTATTATGAGGGACATTGACCCTCTTGATTTATATATAGACCCAAACTCTAGAGATAGGTTTGGGGATGATGCAGAAAGCATTATAATATCAAGAATGTATACTAGGAATCAAGCTATGAAGCTTTATCCTATGTATTCAGATGCTATTTCTCAAGCTGAATCAGACCAATATACAGATAGACCTACTACAGGTAGGGAAGATGATGGTGAATTAGTATTCCCTGAAGATACTGAAACAAAGACTCAAGCAGTTGGTTGGGGCGAAAATGATGAGTATGTTCGTGGATATGAGAGGTATATGAAGGTTCAAATCAACCTCTATAGGGTTTATGAAAAATGGAATGGTAAGGAATACTTACTAGAAGAGGGGGGTGAGTATGAGGAATATAAAGGTACGAGGTTATGGAAAATCAATGGCCAAGTTGTTGAAGATGCGTCGGTCGTTGAACAAGAATCGCAAAAATACGAGAGGGAATACGAACAGCAGTTGGCAGAGATTCAAGCTCAAGGCGAGTATGCACTTGCACGAATGGGCAGAGAACATTCAGTTCAAATGGTGGAAATGCAAACTAAGCTGGCGGAGGAAGTCCAACTGGGTAATATGGTACCTGAGAGGATGGAACTCCAACTCCAAGACCTCCAGAAGTCTCAGCAAGAAGAAGCTAAACAAGCTCAAAAACAATTTGAAGCACAAATGGAGCAATTACAGCCTCCGTCCATCGAAGAAATAACAAAGAACGACCTCCTAGAAGAAGGACAAGTTGAAGTTGTCAAGGTCAATCAAGAAAGAATTAAGATGTGTGTCATAATGGGTGACAAATATCTTTACGGAAGATTACTTCCAATAAACAAATATCCCATTGTCTTGTTTATGAATCAACATACTCGTACACCTTATCCTATCGGTGATGTCCGAATGGTAAAGGGTATGCAGGAATACATTAATAAAACAAGAAGTCTAATAATTGCTCACGCTACAACGAGTACTAATGTTAAGATATTGGTACCATCGGGTAGTGTTGATATGCGGGAGTTTGAGCAAAAATGGGCACAGCCGGGAGTAGCCATAGAGGTCGATTTCGACCAAGGCGCCCCTCAGCCAGTACAGCCGACTCCGTTGCCTAACGAGTTATACCAAAATGAGAACACAGCGAAAAATGATATTGACCACCAGTTAGGCTTATATGAACTAATGATGGGTAATTCTGATGTTGCCCCGCATACTTACAAGGCAACCGTGTCTCTTGATGAGTTTGGGCAACGGAAGATACGGTCTAAATTAATGGATATTGAAGCCGGATTGAAGCGTGCAGGTGAAGTTGCAATTCCTATGTGTCAACAGTTGTATAAATCTGAAAAACTTTTTAGATTAATTAATCCTAATCAGACTATGTCAGAGTTTATGATTAACAAAAGGATGGTTGATGACAAGACAGGTGAAATCAATAAGATAAATGACATAGGGGTTGGGGCTTACGATGTTGTGGTCGTAACAGGTAGTACTCTACCTACAAATAGATTTGCACAATTAGAACTATATATGGATGCTTATAAGAACCAGATTATAGATAGACAAGAAGTTCTCAAGAAGACAGAAGTTTTCGATGTTGAGGGTGTTATGCAACGAACTGATTATATTGGTCAGTTAGAACAGCAATTAGAACAACTCCAAGAACAGATTAAAGATTTAGAGGGTGATATACAGACAAGAGAAAGAGAAGTTTATCACGCTAAGCAGAAAGCTGAATTAGAAAAATTTAAGGCGGACTTAGACTCCCAGTCAAACAAAGCAAAAGCGGCAGGGACACTCTTTGAAAAACGCCTTCAAGATGCAACTGGACAAATATCCAAAGAGGTCAGAGAGGCCTCTAAGGATGAAAAGAACAAGGATACCTCTTCGTCCGGTAAGAAAAAGAAGAGCTCCTAAACATACAGGAAAAAGTAATGGCAGAACAAACAACAATAGACACTCCATTGGTTGATTCTCTAGAGCCAGCAGTTGAAGCACCAGTTGCTCCACAGCCTGACCCTCAAGAACAACTCACGGACTCTATCGAAGATGCTATCTTTGGTGGTGATAATCAGGACACTATATGGGCACCCGTAGCAGAGAGACCTCTTGCGGCCCCAGATGAGAGTAGTGTAAATCAGGAACAAGCTCAGCCAGCTCCGGAACAACCAGTAGATAATGACCAAAATCGTTATCAATACTGGCAATCTGAAGCTGATAAGATGAAAAACTCAGTTGCTGAAATGCAGAAACAGAATGATGAATTGAAGAATCAGTTGATTAGTCAATATCAGAATGGACAACAGACGCCCCAGCAACCAGTAGAGGCACCCAAGGAACCAGAAGTTGAGCAATTTCCTAGCGCTCCTGATAAACCCAAAAAGCCCGCAGGTTTCAATAGGGCTGAAGCAACAGAAGACCCAAGTTCAGAATCAGCAAGGTATCTTGATGAGGTTGATTCTTGGAGAGATGATATGGACGACTACAATCGTCTGTATGTCGAATATCAAGGCGCTATGTTACAGGCAGAGCGTGATAAGATGCAACAAGCAGAGAAAGAACGTCAAGACGCTGTCAGAGCTCAGAATGAGCAACGTCAGGCTATGGAAGGTGTTCGAAGGCATATTGCAGATACTCACGGTGTGACTGATGAAAACGTAGTTGCTGACTTTATTCAGAAAATGTCTGACCCTGCTTCAGTATCCCTTGATAATTTGTGGAAGCTTTATCAGTTGGAAACTGGAACTCCTAATGTGAATCCTCCAGCTCAAACTCAGGTACCTCCTCCGAGCCCTGATTTTCAGCAAACGAAGAACGCACAAAGTATTCCGTCTCCAATGGGTGTATTGCCATCTTCAAATGAGGCGACAAATAAGTCGTCTGAAGATGCAATAATTGATGATTTAATAACAGACTACGAGTCCAAGAATCCTTGGAAATGAAATAAGTTTTAAGGTAGGTCGAGTAGTCATAGATGATGAGGTTATGAAATGGCTAATCAATATAGTGTTGACCCCGGTGTAACACCACAAGGTCAATCTATCAACGATAACCGAAGATTATTTAACTTCGGTGAGCGAGTTGCAGAACTCGCACCAGCGCAGAGCCCCTTCTTCGTCTATTTGTCTAAAGTTGCTAAAAAGCCAACTGACGACCCTGTATTCAAGTTTCTTGAACAACGTCACCAGTGGCAAAGACGCAATTTAAACCTAGGCGAGGCAGTAGGTTCTGCTACTTATGCGGCAGGTACCACCTATGTAAATGATTCAGGTGATGACCTAGTTAAGCTGTATGTAAACTATGACAGACACGGTAATATTCAGTCTTCTGAATATGTACCTGAGTTTATCGTAGAAGGACAAATAATCGCTATTGAAGACACCGCCGGAACGGTAAGGCGCTTCAGAGTGGATTCTACTCCTTCTATTACTTCAGGTGCCGGCACAGCAGACGTTAAACTCAAGGCTGAGTTTGCGGCTACTTGTGCTTTTGCAGATGATGCAAAGGCGGCTGTCATTGGTAGCGCACATTCTGAGGGTGGAACAGACCCAGACGGATGGCGTGATGAGATGTATGACAGAGAAGGGTATTGTCAGATTTTTAAAACTGCAATCCCAATGTTCTCTGGTACAGCTCTAGCTACTCGCTACAGAGGTAAGGCTGATGAATACAAACGAGTGTGGCAAGAAAAGCTAATGGAACACAAAATGGACTTAGAGCAAGCAATGCTATTTGGCGTTGGTTCTGCTGACGAGTCTACTGCGGCTCCTATGCGCTACTCTTGGGGTATCCTCCCTTACACTGAAGCAAATGGTAAGATATACAATATGTCTTACTCTTCTTCAGGCTATGACGCTTTCTTAGATGCGATGGAAGATTTCTTCGCTCCTGAAGGTGGAAATAGCGGGAATAAACTTGTACTTGCTTCTCGTAAGGTTATCTCTTACTTGAACAAGTTGGGTTCTGGTTCCTTCCTGAATAACAGCGTTGGTTCTTCTCAGTACAGCCTAGACGTTCAAAACATCAAAGGTGCTTTTGGACATCAGGTAACAATGGTGAATACCGTGTTTGGTAATCTTCATTTTGTTGCTGACCCACTACTTCGTGGGCCTTGGGAAAATCATTGTGTAGCAGTAGATATGTCTAATGTTGCATATAGACCACTCAAGGGTAATGGAGTATCTCGTGATACTCATATTATCACTAACGTACAGAACAACAACGTTGATGGACGTAAAGATATGGTTCTAACCGAAGCCGGTTTAGAAATCAGTCTTCCAGAGACACACGCTGTTCTTAAATGGTCTTAAGGAGGTAGAAAATGGCACACGCATACACTAAGTCAGAGGGATACGTTAAGTGTTCTGAAACAGTATCTGTTGCGGCGGCTTCTGGTGCAGATGTAGATACTGCTGGAAGTTCTTTAGCCGTAAAGGGTAAAGGTATGGTCTATGCCAAAGCAGATGAGTCAACTGGTGTAACTGCTGTATTGCAGTACACGATGGATTCTGCGGCTATTTCTATTGGAGGTATCGGTGCAGACCCAAATGGTAGAGCTTTAGGTTCTCAAACTTGGGTTTCCGCCAAAGCAACAGAAGGCGACGCCGCCACTGGAGCTATGGGCGACGATACACTTGAGGCGTTCTTATTACCAAAAAATGCAGAGTATGTTCGCATCCTGTTTACAGCGGCTGATGGCACTAGTGCTATTGATGAAGCTACTGAGATTTGGTATGATGGAGCTGTTCCTCAAGCTGGAATGTCCATTACAGGAATAGGGGCTGACCCCTCTTAATAATAATGTACGGGCCCTCTTCTGGGGGCCCGTATTTAACTAAGGAGATACGCTATGGCGGCTATAGAAAAAACATTCTACGGCACTTCGAGCGCACAAAAAGTAAAGTTAAAAGAGATTACCGGCACAAGTGCTGTAGAAGCATCAGGTACTGCTGGTTTACTTTGGGGATTCTCTGGTAGTTCAGCGGCACTTGGCGAAATAAAGGACGATACATCTTGTATAGCCCTTATTGCTAAGAATGCTGTTTGGTTTGAAAAGCCAATACCTTTTACTACTAGCCTTGATGTTACTTTGACCGCTGGAAAAGCAGTTGTTTATTACGAATAGGAGTTATAAATGCAGAATGAAAAAATAAAAACTAATACTCAGTTAGTAACGAGTACAGTTCCGGGTAAACCATTCGAAGGTGAGAAGGTAGATACTCGCAAAAAGCGGAACACAAAGAAGAAAAAGGCTAAGAAGTAATGGCTGATGTTTCATTTGATGACCAAGTAAAATTTCTTGCAGGCCCAATAACTAGTTATACAAGTGAATTACCTCAATTCTATAGCGATGGAGTTAGAGATGTTATTCAAAGAATAGCGGCAGTTAAGCCAGAGTTATTAAAACAGTTTTCTTCTGAGACTGCTGTTACCACTGCTGGGCTTTCCCTTGCTACTACTGCTAAGATACTTGATGTTAATCTAGCAGGATTCAATGCAAGAGAAATAGAGCCTGAGGAAAGATTCAATGCTTGGGATGAAGATAGTATTTACTATGCGCATACAACAGCTCCAGTATATTACATAATGAATCAGACCTTGTTTACTGTGCCCGGAGGTGATACTTATTTTCAGGCCCCACCAGATGATACTTTAAATGGAACTTTATTAGAACAAGATGAACAATCAGGTACTAATCAAGGTAAACAAACTGTATCTCAAAAAGGCAATAAAACATCTACGAGTAAGAAGATTTCACGAGCAGTTGATGCTGATGCAACCGTAAGTTCAGGGTTATAATGGCAACTTATCATTACAGATTCACTTATGTAGATGTAGATGGCAAAGAAACTGGGCCCTCTAATGTAAAAAGCATTACTGAGTCTGGAAGTGCGGCTAAAGTAAGAATCTATAATGTGCCTAGGGAGGACTTGTTAAACATAACAAGTAGAAAGATATACAGAAGTACTGCAACTACTAGTAGCTCGCCTGCTTTAAATACATTTAAGTTGCTGACTACAATCACTGGAAATGATTGGGCTCAATACACTGATAATCTAGCGAGTGTCTCAAGTGGTGCGGCTATGCCAACTGCTACAAACTTTGGTAGTGGAACATCTGCTTCTGCAAATGTAGTTCAATATGGAGCTGTTAGTAACGCTAATCAGACTACTTCTGCAATAGCAAACTTTCCAGCAGAGTGGTATAGGGCAGTAATACTTTATGCGGCTAAGAAACTATGTGATAAGAAACTTATGGATATGAGAGATTCACTTGCTACTCTTAGTGATAGTTCTGATGGAGGTCACGCAGACCCAGCTGAAGCTTCACAAGGTTGGGAGAAGGTCAGATATTATATTGAAGATGATGAGGATGTAGAATTGGCAAGCGCAAAAGCCCAAGCAATGACAGCTGAACAACAGCAGTTTGCTTTAGACTATAAATGGTTACAAAGTCAAAGACAAATTATAGCTCAAGAGTATGACCAGATGTTTCAATTTGAAGGTATGACTAGGGGGCAAGATGAAACTTAAAGAAATGGTAGAAATTATAAATCAGCAACATCCTGAAATAGGAACTATTGAGGCTATGAAGCTACTTAATAGAGCGCAGGATGAGTTCTCAGCAAGAACCAAGATTTTAGAATCTGCTGATAAATTTGATATAGTGGCGAACCAGCGAGGTTATAAACTTGCAGACCATATACTAGAAATTCGCTCGGTGGATTACGATGGTAAAACTATAAATCGACTCGCTGGTCGTCCTAAACATAGGGATTTAACATAATGGAACCTTTTAACAACCCTTTTAATAATCCTCATCAAAACAGTTTTGAAATTAGAAAAGCAAATCTTCCTGATTTATCAGCACCAGCTGAAGTACCAGAACATTACGGCTTAGGGCAGGCTAAAGCATATGAAGCTCCTGATAGAAACTTAATGCAAAGAGCTCTTAGGACTTTTGTTCCTAACTATGCTGATAAACAAGATTATAATGAAGCGGCTGATTATGCTTCTAGGGTGCATTCTAATCCTATGGATAGAACTCAGGTAGGAAAGCAAATGCCTCGTATGAATGTATATGGAACTTCATTTAGAGACCAGCATACAGAATTTGATAAAACAGTTCACGATGAATTTAGTCAAAGGTCTTTTCATCAGGAAATTGATAACCCTGAAAATTTTGCTTATAGAAATCAACAAGAATTAAATGATATGACAAGTGTAGACCAATATGTAAGAGGAAGTGAAGCTGGGACTTACATCAATGAAGATATGGGCTTTAGAGGTAATGCGATAGACCCCTATAACGTTGCAAGTTGGGGAGTAGAAGATGCTAAAGGATTAAAAGGTCTTTTAGGGATGAGAGACTACAGGGGTAGTATACGAAGTAATCCGGGTATGAATCCATATTCTGATACTAATCAGTATAAAGAAGGAGTTAATAATCTAAGAGGGAGAGTTCTTTAATGGCGGTTCCTGCTCAATTCGTATGGTGGACAGAAAGGGGAGCAATTTGGGTTGCTAAATACGACCCCAGTAAAGATGAGGCTTCTCAGTTTGCATCTCCAACAGATGCTACAAAAGATGTTCATATATATTATTACCAAAAAGGAGACCCTTTTAAGTTTGAAGACCAGTCAGTAGATGACAGAGCAGTCTCTGGTAGTTTGTATCTTGGTGCTTCTGTATCAGGAAGTGCAGGCAGTTATAAGGTAGGTAAAGATTTTTTAAGTCAAAGAAGCGATATCCCAGAACAGTTCCACGAATATCTTGTTGATAAAGCTATACAGCTTGGTCACGAGAAAAAAGGTACTCTAGATATTGCTCAGTACTATGGAATGAAGTTTGAAAAAGGTGTTAAATTAGGTAAGAGGTTTGCCTATCAAGCACGAAGTGGTCAACCAATAAATATTAACCCAGTGGAGTTTTAATGCCAGAAGGATATAATGGATTAAACTTTGGTTCGTTTAACTTGTCAGAGTTTACTAATGTATACTTCAATCAAGTGACAGAGTCTTATTTTCACTCTCTTGCTATAGAAGATATATGGAACTCAATAGAACCTATAGAAACAATCTATTCACCTGTTGAATCAATCCAATCTGTCTTTACTCCAGTTGAGTCTATAACTACAACATTTACGCCAGTCTAGGAGGGAATATGGCAACTTTAACAGATAATGTAATTTCCCAAGTTTATACGAACTTGATATTTAGAAAAACTGATAACAAACTTTATTATGATAATGGTTCAGCTGATGTAGAGGTTCTTGATTTAGCAGGAATTGGTGGAACTGATGCTGACAATGACGGAAGATTTGAATTTGAATCTACGGATTCAGATAGTGTAAGTAGTGCTTTATCAAATGGGAACTTAGCTCAGTTTGCTAATGATTCAGATGTTAAATTCTCTATTGATTACAATGGTGTGCTAAAATTAAAAGAACAATCAGGAACTCCTACGGCTATTGAAGGTGGAGTTTACTACAAGGATAGTCAGTTATATGTCGGGGTTGAATAAAATACCGCTGGCTAAAAAAGAAGAGGAAAGGCCTGATAATAGTTTAAACGTTAAAGAAGTAGGGTTTATGTTACGCTTGATAGACGAAGGAGTCCATCAAGGTAAGTTTCTGGAGTTGGCTCTACAAGTAAAATTGAAACTTCAGAACAAAATGGAACAGTTAATGAATCATAAGGAGGTCATATAATGGCAACTTGGAAAAAACTCCTCCACGAATCATCAGCGGCTGGGGATTTCCCTGCGGCAATAACTACAGTTGCATCTCAAGCGGCGGCATTAGAGACTGGTAGAACCTTTTTGGTTGACCTTGATGAGACTAATGCTTCAACTGCTTTTACAGGTGCGGCAAACTGTACTGATATTGGCGTAACAAATACCTTAGGCGTTGCTAATGGAGGAACAAACATAGCGTCGTGGACAGCGGGAGATATTTTATATGCTTCTGGTAGCACGACATTAGCAAAATTAGCTAAGGGAACTGACGGAGAAGTCTTAACCCTTGCTTCAGGAATCCCTTCGTGGGCATCTGCATCTTCAGGAGATGTTACAGGTGTAGACGCAGGAACTGGTATCACAGTAAATGATGGTAGTACAGCAACACCTGAAGTTGCAGTGACTGCGGCTCAAACTGGAATAACAAGCATATACAATTCTGGATTAAAGATTGGTTATAGTGGGTCGGATGCTTACATCGATTTTAGCACCGACAACAATATCAACTTCCTAATTGATGGCTCTAGTGCTGTTAAAATCAAGTCGGCTGGTGAAATAGAAGCTGGTAGCTTAGATATCTCTGGAGACGCAGATATTGATGGTACGCTAGAAACTGATGCTTTAACTATTGCTGGCGCTACTATAGCGGCAGCTGGTACTACAAGTATCACAACATTAGGTACAATCGGTACTGGTACTTGGCAAGGCTCAACTATCGCAGTGGGTTATACAGCGGCTAAATGTACTGATGCAAATGCTGACCAAACATCAGCAAATACTTGCGATACCCCGCACGTTGCTACTAACATATCTTGGACAGCTGGAACAACTGCTGGCCCAACTTGTAATTCATCTACGGGTTCTGATGCCGCAATTCCTTCAGCGTCAGGTAGTGCTTCAGGTATTTTAACTACTGGCACTCAGACTATTGCAGGAGCAAAGACATTTAGCTCTAATCTTGAAACAAGTGGGAATATGATTGTTGGTGGTAACTTACAGGTTACTGGAACAAGCACTGTAACGAATACAACTGTTGAAACTGTAAATGTAGCAGATTCTCAAATCAAACTAAGAGCAGGAACTTCTTCTTGGAGAGATATGGGACTTGTTTTTGATAGAGGTGGTGGAGATGCCGCTACAGAAGGTGTAGTAACTACAAATGCGATTGATGCAATGTTGTATTACGATGCTGGAACTGGTCACTTACATATGGCTGGTGTAGCCGCTAATCTGAATGAAGATGATACGACAGCTGATGATATAAGCGCAACAGCAGGGACAGAGAACGTACATCAAGTTGCATTATGTACTAATAGCAATAGCACTCCAAGTGGCGACCAAGCTCCTATAGGAAGTATTGCAGTAGATAATGACTTGAATAGTGGGACACCTTACGTCAGAATATCATAAATATAAGAAAAGGAGAGAACAAATGGCTCAGAAAAAAGAGACTGAACCGCAGTATAATGTGAAGTTGGAAGCATTGGAGACCTTTTTCGTTATCCAATTAATCGACCAATCTACTGTCAAAGGCAATGAAGCTGAACGAATAGGTAAACTTAGAGGTAAGTTTCAAAAAGCCCTTGACTCACATAAAGCTAAAACAGGTGAATTTGTTGGTTATCAACCACCAAACACCGAAATAGTATCTACACCAAACGGAGTCTAAAAATTGGCTAGTTGGAAAAAGGTACTACACGAATCAAGTCCTTCAGGGGACTTCCCTTCTGGGGTAGCATTAGCAAACTTGGGGGGTGGCAGTGGTTCTACATTCTTAAAAAAGGATGGAACTTGGGCCACCCCTACGGATACAGATACTAATACTAATCAGTTAACTACATTCACTTTACAAGCAGATGGAGGTGGCGGTGGAACTGTTCAGCAAGGCTCAACTGTTGATATTGCAGGTGGAACTGGTGTTAGCACTAACTATTCAGCTAATACTGTAACTGTTAGTTTGTCTACCGACCAATCATTTGGAGATGTAACTATTGATGAAAAGCTTATTCACGATGGAGATACTAATACTTATCTTTCATTTGGAACTGATGAAGTGAGTTTAGTTACTGGTGGAACAACTGGTATATCAATAAATTCTTCGCAAACTGTTACTATTGGTGGAGATTTATATATTCCCGGTGATATGGTTCATAGTGGGGATACTGATACTAAAATTGCTTTTGGCACTAATACTATTACGATGACAGCAGGTAATACTGCTGGATTAACTATGGCCGCTACTACTCTGTCATTGAAAGGTACAACATCTTTTGATATTGAAGGCGATTTAGTTATAAGGGATGATACGGGTGCTACAAATTTAAAACTTGAAGGTAACGCAACTTATCCTTGCTCTATTGAATTTTCTGCTGATGATGAAAATGATGATGAAGACTTATGGAAAATAAGATTAAATACTGACCACACCTTGGCTTTTTTAAATAAAACAGGTGGCTCTTATAACGATAAAATAACATTTACTCATACTGGAGAAGTAAGAGCAATTAATGAAGTAACTGCTTATTATGGTTCAGATATTGCAATGAAAAAGAATATTAAACCAATAGCAAACCCCTTAGATAAACTTATGTCTATTGGTGGATATAATTTTGACTGGAAGGCAAAAGTTATTAAAGACAGAGGTGGTGAAGATGGATTCTTTGTTAGGGAAAAAGATGTTGGAATTATAGCTCAGGAAATAGAAACAGTTTGTCCTGAAATTGTGGTTACTCGTGAAGATGGTCATAAAGCAGTTAAATATGAAAAATTAGCCCCGCTTCTTATCGAATCAATAAAAGAACTTACGAAAAAAGTTAAGATGCTGGAAAATGGCAATAGGTAGCTCAGGAGCGATAAGACTTGGCGCTGATATTGGTGTTGAGTTAGGAAGGTCAGCAGGTAATGCAGTTGGTTTGCAAAATGCTTCCACTGGTGGAATAGCCACTATTAATACTCATAACGATTCTGCTGATAGACCAGATGGTTCAGCGCCTCATTTAATGTCTGAGTTTTATTCGTATGACCATAGTGCTACTGGTAGTAGTATACCTGCAAATGCAAGACCATATATATGGGCAGAGGATTTTCACAGACCTACTAGTTGGTATAATGTAAGTAGCCAAAATACTGATACTGCAGGTGATACTTACGATACGACTGCTTGGACAGATACTGGAAATATAACTTTCGGTACTGAAGGTACTGCTGATGCAGATGGTAATTATTCTGTAGAAAGAGTCGCTTATGAATGCGACCTTAGTTCGGGGAGTATCCTACAGACTACTATGAGTAATCAATTAAAGGGGTCATATTTTAGCGCAAATAGTTCGAATGCACTTAGGTATGGCCCAAATGAGGGATTTCCAGCACAAGTGGGTTTTACTAATTCTTTTAAAGTCGAATGGCAAGGAATTGATTTTGTTAGAAATACGAGAGCGGCTTATGTAATGTTTGAACTAGGGCAAGATACTTCAGATACCACTGGAGACCAATATGCTAATTGTGACCATCTTGTTATAGGTTATGCCTACAGAGGTAATAGGTATTATGGGGGAATAGGAAAATATGTTAATAGTACTAGTACTCTAACTTGGCTTACAATAGATGGAGGAAGTTCTACTAGTTTTAACCACGGTAACGATGAATGTGAGTTATACTGGAAACCATCAAGGGCATCAGCACCTTATTTAGAAGTCTATTTAGATTCCGATATTGGTTCTGGTACACCAACTCACACATATTCAGATAGTTTTTTAGCCTCGTCTAATCACGATGATATATATGGGGCTAGGGTAAGGACTAATGGCGCTAAACATAGATACTCTGGTAACAACCTAAGGTATATAACTGCGGCAATGGTATCCTAATGGAAAGACATCCTAATTTTAATAAAGATTTTTGGTCAGCAGTGGGAGTAGCAATATTTATGGTTCTATTCGCAGTATTGTTATTAAGTGCTTGTGATGGTGGATGGTCTGTAGGTGGGCTTGATATTCCGGAGAAACTGTGAGTGATGGTAAACCTAAAACGGCCAGAAGCTATCGTGGGACTGTCGTGGATGATAATGCCGTCATTAGTATTAACATTAAGTGGCTTGGTCAAATGTTTGTACTTGTTGCTGGACTTGTGTATTCGTACTATATGGTTATCCAGAGAATTAGTGACCTTGAACGAAGAGTATCAGAATCTGCTACCACAATTACAGAGCTTGTCGAAAAGCATATAATTGAAGAAGATGCAAAGTTTGCAAAAATGGAGGAAGAATTAAATTGGTATCAAAAGGAATTAAATTTAAATCCCTTAAGTTGGAAAAAAAGGAAAAAAAAGTGAGACGTAAAAAGAATATAAATAGTAACTTCAGAGGGAAGGAAGATTTGTTTTTTAAGAAGGTAAGGGACGGTCTTTTAAAGTTTTTACAGTCGCCATTCAAATGAGGAGGTTAATAAATGGAGGAGTTTCTAGCTCTATACTCAGAAGCGGGTATGATAGGTGTCGTAGGGGGTATGTTCGTCTATATGGTCTACTCTATGAATCGCAGAGGGAACGAGCAAGCAGATGCCTTGCAGAATTTAAAAATTGAAAACAAAGGTCAAAGTGAAACACTTGAAAATATGGAGGGGATGGTTATTAAACTTATCAACAGGTGGAATCAATCAGATGATAAACTGGATAGGAAATTTGATGCCCTCAACAAAGAAATAAACGATTTAGATAACCAAGTGTCAGAAATAAAAGGTAGTCTAAGCAGAGTGAATGGGAAAAACGTTTGATATGGATAGTTTAAAAGTTAGTGGAATCTCCACAAGTTTAGGTTTAGTGTACTGGCTTGATGTCTTGTCAGTTGTACTAATGTGTATAATGTTCGGAGTGAACATATACTATTTATGGTTAAAAGCAAAGAAAGTAAAGGAGTAGGACAATATGGATTTTAAAAAGATAATTATGGACTTGGCAGAGGCTCAAGCAGATAAAATGAAAAGCGAGGCTATGGACTGGCTTGGTTCTGATGAGTTTGCTGATGAAATAGCTACTAAAATCAATGAAAAAATTGACATTCCGTTTGTATCCGAAGAGAAAGAACAAATCTTTTTCGAAAGAGTTGTAGACATAGTTACTGATTTACTCGAGGGAGTATTCAAGGATAAGTAGTGTCTAAGGTTATAGATAAGTTTGATATTGATTGCAACAAACCTTTTAGGGATAAACCTAAAGAGTGCCCACATTGCCAATGTCCTGACATACACGAAGTAGAGATACTTGGTGCTTATAATGGGGCTTTAATGTGGGAATGTGATTATTGTCATAAATTTCTACTTAGATTCACAAAGCGCACTACGGAGAAACATCTCCAGAAGGCGAAGAGTTTACTTATAGATGTTAGCAACTGGGAGGAACTTTGGGAGCAATTACCAAATTAGATAAAGGAGTTGTCAAGAGGGGTATAATAACACCAGACAAACACTTTCCACTAGAGGATAAAGGAGCCATTAGATGCTTGATAAAAGCAATAGGCATAGTAAAACCAGACTTTTATGTAGACCTCGGCGATGTCGGGGAATGGTTTAGTGTTTCATCTTGGCAATGGAAGAAAAAGAAAAGACCGCCTTTGGAATATCAAATTCCATTCGTGGACGAAGAAATCGCACAAGTCAACAAGGGGCTAGACAAGATTGATGAAGCCCTTGATAAAGTTAACTGTACAGAAAAGTACTTCTGCGAAGGAAACCACGATGATTGGCTTAATAGGTTCCAAGATGAAAACCCCTACTGTCACGGGTATAACTTTCCAGATGCCTGCTTGGAGGGAAGAGGGTTCAAATACTATCCTATGGGAAAATATCTCAAGATTGGTAAGTTATTTTACTATCACGGAAATCATTTTGCTGGTATCAACCATACCCGCAATCATCTTATCCGTCTTGGTTCAAATGTTATGTACGGTCATCATCACGATATTCAGCAATCTTCAGTTACCCACTTGGATGGTGTCAAGAGTGCTTGGAGTATAGGATGTTTAAAGAAATTAGATTCAAAATCAAACGATTGGCTTATGAATAGAAAACACAACTGGCAACACGCTTTTGCTGTGGTAGATTACTTTGGTAATGGCTATTTTACTGTCCATATAATCCAAATTATAAATGGACACGCTTCTCTATGGGGAGAATTGATATGAACAAAGAAATAGTAAAGAAGATAGAAGCAAGGCTAGAAAAGGGTAAGAAAGAGTACGCTGACCAGTTAGATGTTAATGATGGAAGAGACTGGGTTAAGGAGGCTCTTGAAGAAGCTTTAGACCTTTCTATCTATATTACTGCGAAACTTATGCAAATGGAGCAAGATAGGAAAGATGCCTAAGTCCGTCAGAGAAATAAAGAACTTTAATGTAGGCATAGTTACTGCCGCAGATGATAATGATATCAAGATAGATGCGGCTACTTATTCTCAAGATATAGACCCTAATAGCACTGAGGGAAGGTTAAGGGGTAGATGGAAAGATGTCCTAATAGACTTACCTAAGTGGAGAACTCATTTTCACTTTGCACAACCTTCTGTTGGCGGTGATGGACAAATCCCTAGAGAAATTAATGTTCTAACAACTGGCATTGTTGACAATACTCTTTATCAGAATGATACTTATAGGGTTGATGTTAACTTGGTAGGAACCATTCCTACATCAAATGTTGTTATAAAAATAGAGATAGATGATTTTGCGAATATGGATGACTATCTCAAGATAAATGATACAAATGATACAAGTGGATACCCTAATTCTGGAGAATATATTGAACTTACCTTTACTAGTGGTAACTGGCAAACTCTTCAAACTTTTTACTTGATTCCACAAAATGTAACTACTGAAGCTGATATAGGTCTTAAATTAAAATACACTGCTCAAAGCACTGATGCTAAGTGGAATAGTACGGATGTAGACTTCAATCATAATTACTCATACAGGAGTGATGTTGTGTCTGGCGTCATTGTAAAGCGAAGCACATTTAAAAATAGTGGAGTATTAGAGGGCGAGCAACAAGGATTTAAAGTAGAAGTAAAACTCTCTAGCAACCCTAATTTTATTGATTCAACCTCTACTGTAGATTTAACATTTACATCTGATGATTCAACTAAATTAAAAGCTGATTATCCAAGTGGTGGCGCTAGTGTTGCTAGTAAAACTCTTTCTTTTACAAATGCAAATTATAATACATATCAAATCATATATCCCTACGCAATAGACGATGGAGTAAAGAACGGTAATTGGACAGAGCAACTACATATATCAGGAAACTCTAATGGAAATACTTCGTATATTAATTTAGATACTGACATTGCCAGCCTTGTTAGATATGACGATGGTAATTTCGTTACAAATGATTTTATGTTTGCTGGTTCTTCAAGTTGGAATTTTGTAGTCACGGAAACTGGTGGAACTGGAAGTGGTGATGATGGTTCAGGAGACGGAGAAAATAGTGATGATAACGGATGGAAGGGGCCATAAATGGCGTTAGCAACACCAGATAATGTACAAAGTTTTTCATCTCCAGCAGGAGACCAGTTTCAAACTGTAGGTTCAAAAAACACTTCTATTCGTGTTGAAGGAAATTTTACTGGAACAGAAGACACTGCTTATACTATAAGGGTAGATGAATTAACAGAAGGTGTCCCTCAAGATATGGTATGGGCGGCAGTTTCTGGCCCGGGCAGTGGGTTAACAAATGGTACATATAGCAACGTTGCCACTACTAATGTAAGCTCTACTGGAAATTCTAATTTAACATTAACCTTAGAAATTAAAGCTGGGACTTATCTTGCAACAAGTAGTAGTAATGCAGTAGGTGGAGTTGCACGCTCTGGGTATAAACCGGGTGATACTGTTAAGGTAGCAGGTAATCTTATTGGAGGCTCTAGTCCAACTAATGACTTAACTCTTAAGGTAAAAAGTTGTACCAATACAAATTTAAAATATAGATATAAAACAGTAGTTAATGGAGAAAATCAAGGATGGACTCCAGCCGCTGGTGTAACAGCTGATGTTGGGACAAATAATGGAGAAAGCATAGGAAATGGATTAATGCTTTATTGGAATAGCTTTGATTATTTCACGCTTGGTGAAGAAATAAGTTTCATATATCACGCAAATGGAACAGTTACCAGTGATATGCACGTTTTGAAAACTAGAGATGGTGCTCATTTATTAAAATTTATAAATGGAATTTTAAATGTACATCACAACATTGATAAGGTTATAAACCTTGACCCCAACAATGCTCCTACTCTTTCTGATGAAAAAAGCAATGCTGGAATTTTATCAACAAACTCAAACAAAGCAGATTTCCAGCAATTAAATAGCAAAAGTGTTGCTGTTGGATTAGGTGGCAAGTCTAATACTCCACCAAAGTGGGCAGGTATTCAGCAGTATAAACAATGGGATAGAGAGTTTGGTGAGAATACAGTTATTATAGAAGATGCTGAATTAAAAATACCTACTGAAATTCCAATATTAGATGATTTAGTAAGAATAACTACTACTAATTGGTATGATGCTAGTGGAAATAAAGCAGGCGCTAGTGGTACTTGGGAGTATGATTATTGGGCAGGGTTTCAATTTGGTAAGTCAGATATATATATATTTAGAACTCAAACAGTTACCCTTGGCGCTACTGCTAATGTTATACAATATTATAAATATGGAGCAGAAGACACTAGTATAACTTCCCCTATTTCAATAGCATCTGATGGCCCTCATCTGTATGTGCTTGATGATGTAGACAATGGGCTATTACATTGTTTTAAGTTTACAGGTGTTCACGATAGTGGCAATACTAAAAGTCCTACTGTAGGAGCTTTTGAAAAATATAATACAAACTGGCCTTATCCCCTACCTGATACAGCTCCGGGTATATGTACTAGAAGAAGAAAGCCAGATGACCCAGCTGGAGGTGCTTGGTATAGCCATATAATGGTAACGCCAACAGATTCAAGGTTTAATACTGGCTCAGGTGGAACAGGTAAGATATGGTTTCAAGCTTCTTGGAATTTTGATGGCAAAAGAGATTATGCTCCTTACAATTCAGACCCTGATTATGAAACTGGCACACCCGAAGAAGATGCTTGGTATCCTCCTATATGTGGACATACCTTTGACCAAGAATGGTTGTGGTCTACTACCTTAGCAAACCCTGCGCACCCTACTGGAATGGAACCCACTGTAAATGAAGCAGGGAGATTGAGATTAGATAATAGAAGCCCATCAACTAGAGAGTTTTATAAGATAAACCAACTTTCTCTAGCAGAGCCTTACAACAGTATAAACAGTGTTATTATTAGAGGTAATTATGACCCTTCTGAGGGAGGTCATCCTCAAGGAACTACTGGTACTAATGAAAATCAAAACGCATTTGAAACTGCTCCTCAGTACATATATGATGGGAGTAGTTCGCCACACTTTGGGAATATATGGTCACAATATGGAGGCTTTGCAAAAAGGCTAGGGGAGAGAGAAGCGGGTGTTCTTCAAACATTTCAATTTGGATTGATGGATGTAGGAGAAGCTGATAGAGTAGGGGTTTTTTGTGTTTATTCAGCATCTGATAGAGGTTGGAATAATGAGCAAGAAGTTGCAATAGGGAGAAACGAACATTTAATGCAACAGCAACAATTATGGGCTGAATTAGTAAGTAGTTCTTGTTATTATGCTGATTCTTTTCAAAACGGAGGAGAGGATGTTACCTTTTTAGCAAATAGGGACAGGTTGGTATTAACAGGTTCAGGTTCTTCTGCAAGACCTAAGGAGGTAGAGGTTGCTGGATTACCAGCTAGTCAAGTAGTTACATTGAATATTGTTGATGGTACGGCTGAAGGTTTTACAAAGAAGCCTTTAATTATTCCATTAGCTCAGGATACAATGCACTCTGGGGGATATAATAAGGATGATTTAGGAAGTGACGAATTTAATAAAAGTAGATGGGGGCTTATCAATCCTAATTCACGAGATGGTAGAACATATCTCAATCAACAAGGGAGACCTAGTAACTTTACTAGAGGATTAATTGCGCAAGATGGGGCAACTAAACAAAGGTTGAGTATTTTTGATACTGATGGAAATATTAAATCCTATAATATAGACCTATTACACGATGCAAATTCATTACAGACTAGTAGCGGTGCTAATAGTTGGGCTAAAGATACTTTCTTTTATAAAAATCCTTTTCATAAAGAAAATGATAACTTTTATGCTACCTCAACAGGCAAGTCAGCTAGTGAGATAATTATTGGAGCATTTGCGGCTAATGGTGCTTCTACAGACCTTGTTCAGCATCCAAGAGCAGAAGGTATGAATATGGGTGGAGATGGAAATTCTGGTAGGTATGTAGCATATAGAGATGCAAGTGCTTATGGAAGTGATAGATTTACTCAATTTGCAAGTTACGATTTTAATAGTGGAAACGATACTGCAAAGCGAATCAAGTTTAGAGAATGGGAAGATGCCTATGGTGGGAAAATGGGATATGTTAGGACTATGGTATTACAGCACGAACTTGCAGAAGATAAACAAGCAAATATTACCTTTAGCTCAGATGACCCCGCAACGCAATGGGATTTTAAACCTACTGGAATTATACACCCTAATACAGGTTTAATGGTTGTCACTAATCAAAGTAAAGGTGAGATATCCTATATGTTTAGTACAAATCTAGATGATGGTATCACTGCTGTAAGTTCTACGCTTGGTTTTAAAGCTCAAGTTCCATATTTAACTATTACTGGATTTGATAATGTTGGTAATGGTTCAGCCGCCGCTAACAATGCTAGGATAGGCACTCCTATTGCCGCAGGAACATCTGATTTTATAGGATTCTTTGCTAAGGATACACCAGCAGATGGTGGTAGCTCTGGAGCATTAGAAGACCCATTAACCCCTCAGTATATGTATTATGCTTTTAGCTTTGTTTATGATGGATTTCAAGAGTCTCCATTGTCTGAGACCTTAGGCTCATCAGTTGATACTAATTCTGGCTGGACTGTTCAAACAACTGGAGATTGTTTAAATATTAAAATAACAATTCCTAATATAGAAAATATTTCAAAAAGAGTTTCTCATATAAATTTATATCGCTCAAGAACAACTGAAGATGTTGCTTTCCCTAAGGCTTTTTATCAGTTAATTGAACAAATACCATTAGATGATGTTAAGTGGACTTCAGCAAGTACTGGCTCAAATGAATGGAATTGCACTATTACAGATAAGGGAAAAACTGGTGAAACCTATGAAACAAGGACAGGTGTAAGTGAGTTACTAGAGAATACGCAACCTCACTATGGATTATCTGTTGTTGGGGATGGATATATGTTTATAGCAGATGCTTGGCACCAGTCCCTTGATGATAATTCTAATTATATATTCAGGTCTAAGCCGGGCAAGTTCAATATCTATGATTGGTCTACTGATTTCTTAGAGTTGCCAGAATACCCAACAGCAATAAGCTATTACAATGGTAAGCTATTTGCTTTTAGTAAAAGCACTACATATATGATAAACCCAAGGACAATGGTTATAGAAGAGAATATATTACAATGTGGATGTCTAAGCCAAGCTTCTATTATATCTTGTGATTACGGTATGTTTTGGGCTGATAGTGAATCTATATGGTTATACCAAGGTGCAAAAATACAGAATATAGGCTTACCTATAGAGCAAGGTGGTGACTTTGCTTATAGGAACAGAGATAGAACTGGTGGAGGTGTTCACGTTGAGTTTGATTCTTTGAGTAAATGCTTTTTAGTATTTC